TTCTGAGGGCGGCACAGGTGTGAGCACGTTTACTGATGGCGGTGTCTTGATAGGTGCTGGCGCAGGCGATATCGAAGTTTTGGCAGTAGGCGGAGTGGGCACAATACTTACTGGAGTTGCTGGTGCAAATCCAACTTGGACGACAGCAACTTACCCAGCAACAGCAGCAGTAGGTACGATTCTTATTGCATCTGGGGCAAACGTTATTACAACTTTAGCACCTGATACAGCCGGCTTTGTATTGACTGACGGTGGGGCTGGAGCGGCTCCTGCTTGGGCGGCTGCTGCTGGTGGTGGTGTAGCTTCTGTTACAGGTGGAAGTAACATATCCACGTCCGGAACTGCTGCGGACCCAATAGTGGATCTTGACGCAACTATTACTTTAACTACTGTAAACGCTACGACATTTGATACCAATATAGCGGCAGCTGGAGTTACGCTTGCTGGAACATCTTTACTTGCTGATGGAACAGACGCAGATATTTCCATTAATATAACAGCTAAGGGTGCGGGCCAAGTAATTATTGACGACCTTCAATTAACTACTGATCTTACCGTTCCTTATGGCGGAACAGGTGCAGGCACCTTCACTGATGGAGGGCTATTAGTAGGTGCCACAGCTGGGCCTATTGAGGCTTTAGCTGTAGGCGGTGTGGGTACTATTCTTACGGGAGTTGCTGGTTCAAATCCAACATGGACGACTGCCACATACCCAGCCACAGCTGCGATAGGTACTATACTTGTGGCTAGTGGAGCAAATGTTATTACAACTTTAGCACCTGACACAGCCGGCTACGTACTTACAGACGGTGGTGCCGGTACGGCTCCTGCTTGGGCGGCTGCTGCTGGTGGTGGAACATATTGTTCTGATGCTGAAGCTATTGCTGGTACTGTTACAGATGAAGCAGTAGCTCCATCAACCTTAAAGGCTAAATTAGGCGCGCAAACATCACACGGTTTACCATATGGTGCTGCCACAACTGGTGCTATAGCATGGACAGCAGAACCAACAGATGGACAATTTCTAGTTGGTGATACTGGAAATATTCCTCAACTAGCCACAATTACGGCTGGGACGGGTATTACCGTAACAAATGCAGCTCATGCAATAACAGTTGCATCTACAGGAACAACCCTTGTAAATGAAACAGGAACAACCTACACATTGCTTTTAACTGATGCTGGAAAATTTATTACGTTTACTAATGGGGCGGCGATAGCAGTTACGATACCAACAAACGCTTCAGTAGCGTTTCCAATTGGAACTCAGATTGGTTTTATGCAGGGTGGTGCCGGCCAGGCTACTTTTGCTGGAGCAGCTCCTCCAACTTTAAGATCTGCTGACGCCGCTTTAACCACTGTTAAAATCTACAGTGTTGGTTGCATGGTTAAAATTGCAACCGATGAGTGGGTTTTCGGGGGAGACTTGGAAGCGTAGTCTAGTAGCAGTATTCGAATGGTCTCCGGTTAAATTAATACCTAGCTGGAGACCTTAAAGAGGGAAATTATGATTAAACAAGTATTGGAGACAGAATGAGTTTAGCTTTGCAAGGGCTGATGAATAAAAGACGAAGGGTTGATCTGACTAGTGTAGAAAGCATCGATTCTAGTGGTAGCGCATGGCCTGCAAGATTTCATCCTGACGGTGACTTTATTGCTGCTGGTGGAAACATGACCAATAAGCAAGTTATAGTATATTCATGGAATGGTTCAGATACTTTAGCAGAAGTTGAATCTGTTGATTTAGGTGCAGCATGTTATGGTTTAGACTGGCATCCTGATGGAGATTTTTTAGCGGCTACAGGATATAATGATGCAACAAATAGCGTTGTTATTTATTCATGGAATGGTACCGATACGCTAGCTTCTGTTGAGGTAGCTGGTACAACCAGCGGAATGGGTCCTGTTCATTGGCACCCTAGCGGAGATTACTTAGCAGTTGGAACATATAATACAGCTAAGGGTGTAATTATATATTCATGGAATGGCACGGATACTTTAGCTGAGGTTGAAGATTTAAATTTCGGTGTGAGGGGCTGCGGTGTTAGATGGAGCCATGATGGTGATTATTTAGCAGTTGGAAGTATTAGAGCTAATAATAACGTTGCTGTTTATGGTTGGAATGGGACAGATACTTTAACTGAGATTGATACTTACGATAACGGAGCAGTTTCTATATATTCTCCACGCTGGGCTGAAAATGATGCCTATCTATTTTTTAATATTTTTGATACTCCAAATTATAAGCTTGCAGCAGCTTCTTTTAATGGAACAACGCTTAGCAAGGTTGACGATATAACATCTGGTGGCGCCAATAACGTTAGAGGTGTTGATGTATCTGGATCACTTATAGCTTGTGGGGTTGATTTTTATTTAGTCGCCAGCCAAGCAGTTGTTAAGTTGTATAGGTTTAACCAAAGCACAGAAACTTTATCGTCAATTGATTCTTATACTGCTAATGCCAGGGCTGTAAATATATTAGAATTTAGTAGTGATGGAGCTTACCTTACAGCCCCTATGCTTACAGAAACAAACATAACATTGAGAGTACTTAAGGTTTTTAAGTAAATTCCCAAATTTAACGGAGTAAGTAATGAAGAGTTCGCTTTCGTATCTAGGAGTTGGCGCGCCTACGCCACCCAACTTAGTATTTAGAAAACGAGTACCGGTAGCGACAGACTATAAAGAATACAACGTTGGTTCTTTATGGATCGCTAATGTCTTACCATTTAAGATTTTATGGATCTTAATGTATAAGACTGGTGGTGTCGCAACGTGGATGCAAATTAACACAAGTTTAACGCCTGGAGATATAACAGATGTCCTGGGGGCTGATAACATCAACACGACCAATTCTGGTGGCCCTATAGTGACTGTCCATCTTAACACGTCTATCAATCAGCCATCGACAAATGCATCTGGATCTGAAGGTGTATATTCACTTAACGCAGTAGATTTCATGCATGGGTATGGAACGCAAAACACCTTTTTAGGTGGATCAGCCGGGAATAGGGGGCTGACCGTATTATCCGCAACTGAGAATACGGGAATAGGCTTCCAGGCCCTTCATGGAGCGACTGTTGCTGAATTATGCACGGCAGTCGGAGATACGGCCCTTGGTACGGCAACAACTTCTGAGGCATGCACGGCAATCGGACATGATAGCCAGGCACTTTTACAAACTGGAGATTTCAACACCTCGCTAGGCGGAGCCAGTTTGGGACGCGCCTTAACGGGAAATTATAATACTTCCCTCGGTTGGCATGCGGGATATGGATATGTAGGAGCAGAAAGCAGTAATATTGCTATTGGTAATGTCGGTACAGCAGCGGAGTCTCACGTCATACGCATTGGCAGTGAGGGTGCTGGAGATAACCAACAAAATGCTGCCTATATGGCAGGTGTGTATTCAAGTGTTCCTGGTGGAACATACAATGTCTCGTTTGCAGATGATGCTGGTAAGTTATGTTCATCCAGAGGGACTAACGGACAATTACTAATAGGCAGTACAGCGGGATCACCGATCTGGGCGTCTCTCGCATCCAGTGATGGTAGTGTAACTATTACCAATACGGCTAATCACATTGATTTGATTGCTGTTGGTGGTGGCGGTGGAGGCGGAGCGACTACCTTTATTACTGATCTCAATAGCCCTGCCGTTATCAACGTAGCAACTATTACCTTTGCTGGTGCTGGAGTCTTGAGTACGGACGGTGGTGGTGGATCTCATGTTGTGACAACAAGCATAACCAATGGAACAAATGGTCAATTATTGGTTGCTGGTGGAGCAGCTCCTGCATGGAGCAATCTTACAAGCACTGGTGGATCGATGACCATTACTTATCCATTTAACAATACAATTAATCTTGAGGCTGTTGGAGCCGGCGGTGGAGCTAATACCTTTGTAACAGATGCGGGTAACGCGGTATCAGCAGACGGCGTAATAAACGTTTTAGGTGGGACCAACGTAGCGACTGTTGGAGCAGGACAGACCGTTACAATCAATCTGGGTGACTCTATAGCGTTGCCGATAACTAATGCAACTGGAACTGAGGGTTTATATTCACTTGGTGGAAGCCGATTTTTACACAATTATGGAACATTTAACACTTTTGGTGGTGGTCATGCTGGTAATATGACATTAACGGTACTGAATGCCATGGATAACACGGCCTACGGATCATATTCGTCAAGTTCGTTGACCACGGGGGATGCCAACGCGACATACGGGTCTGACGCGGGCCGAAATATAAATACTGGTACTAGAAATTTTGCCGGCGGTTATGGTAGCCAGCTCAATACAACGACTGGTAGTAGCAATTGCTCAGCAGGTGCCCAGAGTTTGAACGGTATAACCACGGGATCCAGCAACACTTGTCTCGGAAACCTGGCTGGGTCGGCACTTACGGTTGCTGACTCATCTAATATTCTTATTGGACATGCTGGTAGCGCAGGACTAGTAAATACCATAAAAATAGGCACACAGGGTGCGGGAGCTGGTCAGGTCAATTCCACGTATATCGCGGGTGTGCACGGGGTTGCCGTTGGCGGAGGTCTACAGTTTGTGACAGTAGACAACACTGGAAAGCTTGGAAGTACGGCTGCTGCTGCTGGAACGGTAACAACTGTTAATGGTGGCACTAATATCACAACGGTTAATCCTGGCGGGCCCGTAGTGACTGTAAATTTGGATAACGTTGTAAATATTACTCGTGCTGGAAGTTATCAGATTGCCGGAAAGTATGCAGCCGCCATGGGTTATTATGGTAATAGTTATCTTGTTGGTGGTGAAGGTACTGGAGGAAACTATAATTTATCTATAGGTGAATTCTCACAAGAAAGGAGAGCTGAAGTATTTAGATTTCCTGACCCTAATGGGAATACTAGCGTAGGGTATCAATCTCTAAATCATAACGTTTTTGGTTCAAATACTACAGCAGTTGGATATAGGGCTGGATACAATATTACTTATGATGATTTATCTAACAGTACGTTTATTGGAGCCAATACAGGTATAAATTTATACGCCGCTAGTAACTGTATAGTTATTGGAAATGGTTCTGGACAACCTGCTCCAGGTGAAGATACAAATATTGGTTACGGCATCGCCATTGGGTCTGACATGGGAGATAATTCAATTAGAATTGGTGGAGTTAATCATCATAATACATATATAAAAGGTATTTGGGATGTAGATCTAGGAGCAGCTCCAACACAAGATGTATATGTTAACGCAGATGGACACCTTGGAACAACATCTGCTGCACAGTGCGCATTTCTTGGTATTCAGAGTGGGTGGGCCTTAAATGTTACTGGTGATGGAACAATTTACTGGTTAGGAACAATAACAGACGTTGATGTAATTTACGATCTAACGGGCGATTATGATCCAGGTGATGGAGCCGGATCAAGAGCGACATTCACTGCCCCTACTGACGGATTATACTTTTTAGAGGTACAATTCTTGATATCTGGTCTTTTTCCACCTCCGGCACCGCCACCAGCACCACCACCATCATGTGGAGACCCAACAATACACACTTCAAACAGAGATTATAAGTTGATTAATTCAGTATATGATTATCAGACAAATGGAACGCAGACTTATTTTTATAATGCGATATGTGATATGGAGGCAGCCGATATAGCTCAATTTAATATAGAAATTACATTTGGCGCTGGAACAAGAACATTGGATATTAAAGATGATCAGACATTTATTAGTGGTTATTTAATTAGAAGAATTTAGGATTAATATGAAAATAAAAGTAGATAACGATATTCTTTTTGAGCTAACAGAAACACAAAAAAATGTTATAAAAAATGATATCCCATCAGAAGAGTTTGATGAGGACATCAAGCGCAGATTGCAGTGGGTTGTTATGCATAAGTATGCTAAATGTCTAACTAGATTAAAAACCGAGTGGTTGCCCAAACTTAAAGAACTTGGTGTACAATCTATACCACTTGATGATGACGCCTTTGCTGAGCTGGTGTTTAGTCGATCTGAATATAAAGACCGGTCAGCTAAGGAAAAAGAAAAACAGAAAGAAAAGGATTTACGTCATAAAGTATAATCAACCTTTGCAATAAATTGCCACGCAATAAATTGCCACGCAATAAATTGCCACGCAATAAATTGCCACGCAATAAATTGCCTTTAACTCTCTCTTTCTCCATATGGTCACTGTGCCTACCTGGTGGTGCTGTTTGTGAAGTAGCATCACCTTGCAGTGGCCATAAGTTATTTCAATAACAAGTTATTTCAATAACAAGTTATTAAAATAAAAAGCGACCCAGCAGAGTAGTTTGCTGGGCCACAAAAAGGAGAACGATGAGAAATCTGATTAATTTAGGACTTTTATGCCATTGGCATTCATGCCAATTCGATTTGCTTTCCTGAATCTAGTTGTATTTCCTTTGCTTGTATATCGAAGATATCTTCTTCTTCTATATCTTCTACAAAGATACCTTTGGTATTAAGATACCCAAATTTAACTTTAACATTCATAGTTATGTCTTCATTCTTAGTATTACATGTGCCATATGATTTACACAATGTTTTTACTATGAGCACACTTATAATAAGTTGGACGATGATTACTGACAAGAGTATTGCGAACTTACTTTTGCTGGTATCCATAAATATCTCCTATGTATTTTAATACCTTGGTAACTCGTTACCTATGTATTTTCTTATAACGCTAGTAGCAATACAACACTATTAAGTATAAAGCAAGTGCGGCACACAATACATAACCTAGTATCTTGTGTGGGGACAGTTCATTATCGTTGCCTAGAACGTAACCATTGCCTCTTGCTTTTGACATGGTACCATAACTCATGGTGCCTAGCTTGTTGGGTGGCTCATATAGTTTGGATTCAGTTTTATAGGATTCAGTTTTATGAGATTCGGATTTATGCGGTTCACATGAATGTGATTTATTTTTGAGACTACTCATATTCACCCAGCTCCTTTTTAAAATACCTTAGTATTAAAATAGATAATAATTATCATTATATCATTAAATAAGATGTTGAAATAAAAATAATATTTTGTTAGAAAATAATAGTCATACGATGTGTATGGCGGCTAAGACAATACTAGAAAGTAACCATCCCTAACAAATAACATGTTGGGGATGTTTGCTTTTATATCAAAATTAATTTAAAAAAAAACGGCCAAGTACTAGACTTGACCGAAATTTTACCCTAGTCTTGCTTGCTTATAACAACAAAGTAAGACTAAAAACCCTTACAAGGAAACAGCCGTTACTAAAAGCTTTAACTTATAAGGAAACAAAGATTATCAAAAAACCTCATCGGGAGACAAAGTAAATGTTAATAATCCTCATCGGGAGACAAAGATTACTAAACTAAAGCAGACAAGTCAAACAAAACATAAAGATAGTTTCTCAAAGAAAAAGAAACCTCAAAAATTCTTCTCCCCATATAGTCACAGGGAGCCTTTAAAATTACTTACAGAAAATATTCTAGCCAAGTATAATGGCCTTGCTCCGATGGACTGCAGAGTACTGAGTACCATAGTTGGCTTAAAGTATAATAATCCGAAGACTGACATTATCGCTTCACAGGTATGGATAGCTAATCATCTTGGATACTCGCGTACAAAAGTTAACGAATCAATTAAGAGACTTCATGATCTAGGTCTTATTCTCAAGACTCAAAGAGGATCTAGGGCAAGAGATCGTAAAAATACTTGTAAGTATGAATACGGAGAAGTTTTAGAAGCTGATATGGGTTTTTTAGCTAAACATATACGACGTTACAGTCAATGGTTACGAAAACTCTTCTCTCGTATCCCTAAGCTACACAATATTTTCATGATTTTGGTGACAAGTATTAGTTTCTTAATTACTCCTACGGAGAAATTAAGAGAAAATAGAGATATTATTACTAATAATAGTTCCGCTCAGAAAGAAGATTACCTAAAAGTAAATGAGATTTACGAAAGAGAACCAACTTTACCTGTAGATGACGAGAAAACCTGCGCCACAATTCTGTCTATGCTTCCCAAACCGAACATAGGAGACATAAATGCTGAAGAGACATGTGTTGAACATAATCAATACACAGCCGAGAACGTCGGCTTTCTTAAACTTTTGTTATGGGGAGATAGGACGGGCAAGGTGATAGGCCTTGCCAAATATCAGGATTCCTTAAAAGGTAGGAATACTGACTTGGCACACTGTGATGATGCCACATATAAAACCTTAGGCTATGAGGATAAGAAAATCGTAGATGGGTATACAAACTACAGAAGATTTGGGAAATATAAGACTAGGGTTGCTTATGAAGAATCTTTAATTATAAGAGGACTTGAGGGCCTGATTTCTTACACCGCCGATTTGGCCTCCCAGTTGACTAAAATAGAAATTAAGTTTATAAAATCATTTACAGTTACGGCTATTGATAGCCTCAAGCAAGCATTACGTATATTCCCAAGGCGTAAGACGGATTTTGAATGGATTTTGGAATTTCTAACAGAGACGAGTGGTATGACTGTTCATGAAACAAGGGCATTGCTTAGAAAACATGGCTTTACTGGCGGAAGACTTCTTAGGGAGGCTGAGAAGCAGGAGTACGTAGTAAAAAGAGGTAAGTCCAAGGTATGGAAACCTGAACCTAGGACTATGTCTAAGCCAGAGTCACCAGAAAAGTATCAAGCCAGTGACGCATTTACGCGGCTTATTGGTCAAGACCTAGATGAAAAGCTTAAAAATAAGTTTGCTTCTAATTCCCGCGTCTAAGTTTTTTAATTTTACGTATTCTATCAACGGTTGGTGAAAATCTGGAAGCTGGAAGTTCTCTAAGAGATCTAATGTGCAACATGTTTAAGATATCTTCGGTTAAATCTTCATCATCATCGAGCTCTTTCATGAGCTCACCATACTGAGTATTATTTACAACGGCATAAGATTCTGACTTTTTGGTATATAAAGCTTTTAACTTAGCTCCACCCTCTTGCAGTTCTTTAGCTTCTTCCATGTCAGCCTCACCATCGTCGTCAAACGGATCTTCTGACACCGTGACACCTAGTAGGTCCATAACTTCAAAACGTTTCATAGAATTCAAATTTGACCCATAAGATTCAATTGTGTTTTTAGTTGGTGATATGAGCACTCGTGACTCAATCCATTGGCCACTTAGGTGCCATAATCTTGTAGCAAGAGTAGTGACGGAGTCTTTGAGTTTGATACGTTGTGTGATGCTTAGACCATGCTTACCAAGTACGGGTCTTACTTTGACCATGATTTCATGTAGATCTGAGTACCCACTGGCTAGGTATGGGTTTTGTCTATTAACTTTTATGATGGGGAATTCTAGGCTGGCTAGTGCCAACGCTTCATTAAGTTCTTCTGTTTTTTGGGATTCGTAATCTTGTTCTATGAGTTTTTGTGATATTTTGAGGTCGGCTAATCCTTTTAATATCTGATCAAGCTTTTCAATTACGTTTGTCTCCATGTATACTCCTATAAAAATATTGTTACCAAGGTAATAAATTACCAAGGAGAAGGGATGTCTTTAGTATACATAGACGATTTGTGTTTTGATAATTATAAAGAGCACCTATCAGCACTTAGATCAAATCTATCCAGGATTAAGATTTATGGTCTCTTAACAGATTATCAGATGGCTAATATGATTGGGTGTTCAAAGAATACTCTTATGAAGTTTACTGTTAAGAACCAAGATAATATCGCATTTGAGACAGCTTATTTATTTAATGAATTTGTGAGTAGATTGTATGAGGCATCGTTAGACGCCTCACAAACATAAATGTTTACAAGTGTAATTTAAAATTTACTATAACCTGTTTCTTCTATAGTTTAAAACTGCCATTTCGATAGTATCATCTTGATTTTTTTGCATCTTTTTCGCAATAAAAGTATTTATGTCTGAATTAGTAACGCCTTTTAAGCAGTTTAAAAATAACCCGGCTTCTGCGCCTGTTGGATTATAAGTTTTTTTTATATCATCGCTTAAGTGTTCAACACTACTGGTAACAGAAGACATTTCTTTAAAGATGTTTTCTAAAGACAGGCTTGTCTTTTTGTGTGTAATGGCTTTGTATGCAACATAGGCCAGTTCCATTAACTTGTTAATGTGGCTAATCATAAATCTAGCTTCTTTTTCTATCATCTTGTTTCCTTAAAAGTATGGGCTTAGTGGTGGATCTTTAGTGAATGCTTCTTGCTTGGCAACACTAGGCTTTGAATCTTTGGGCTTAGGGTCATAGTAAGTTTTTTTTTCTTCTTTTGTTTTTCCTCCTACTACACCATCAGTGTCTTCATCTGTAAACAGACCGAACTTAGAACCAAGAATATATCTTTTAAAATATGTGAACCCTGAGCCATAGACTTGGAATGCTATGTTGCCTTCAAAATCAGATGGGTGGAATGGGATCATAGTTGTGAACTCAGAGCCTTGACCAGTGGGTCCATGAATAAGCTTTGTTGTAATACACTGATCTTTATCTTTGTTGTAAACATGATTTTGTTCCAGGAATATGCCATTAGCATTGAGAATAGGTCTTACAGCTTTTAGGACATCTTTCAGGGTAGAATACTTATCACCAGAGTAGAAGGTTTTACTCTGGTCAACATCAGGAAATTCAGACTGAGACTTTAACATTGCCATATAGTAGTCAACACCAGGCTCTAAGGCTGATCCAAATTCATATGGTTCTAACTTGGAATAGGTTAACCTAGTCGGACTCGAACCATTACCCAACTCGTCCATAGGTACCGGATCCATAATTTCTTTAATATTATCTCTCAAGTTATCAACACTTGGTATTTTAATGCTTGGCATTATCTCTGATATTTTCTTCAAAATTTATTACCTTTATCTTCTGGTTTAGTTTTTTTTATAAGATCACGCATTATATTAAAAATAAAATAGAAAGCCACTGAGAATGTAATTATTACAATTGCTAAAAGTGTCCAAAGTATTACCAAAAATATAATATTCATAGTGCTAGTTTACCCCTCGTCTCTTGAGCCTTTCTTATCTAACATGACTAGCTTTTCCACTACGATGACATGTTTTTGTCGTTTTTCTTCGGTGTCCTTAGTTACCCATGTATCGAACTTAATTCTACCTTCAACCAAAACACCTGATCCCTTATGTAGATATTGCTCTACAACGCCCGCCAACCCTCTCCAGCAGTAAGCGTCTATAAAGCATGTTTCCTTTTCGCCACCACGCTCTCTGTTGCTGGCAATGGATATCTTACATACTTTATTGTCTTCTAAATCCCTACACTCTGGATCTCTAGTGAGGTTACCTTGCATGATAACCTTGTTCATATTGTCTGCCATGGTTATTCCTTAGTTAAATTGCAAAATAGATTGCAATTTCTAGTTGTGTATTCAAGCTCTGGTTCTAGATCTAGATCCTTATCAAAATCAATCCTAACCGGACATCTAAGCTTTACCTCTAGATTTATTAATCTTGATTCAAGTACCCCTACTGCATTATCAAAATCTGAAATGTATTTAGCGATCTTGCTAAGCTCGTTACTTAATTCTTTTAACTTGTCTGCCATGTTAGTTTCTTTATTGTTTGCCGAATTGCCTGTTAACATCTAACAAGATCCATTCATAAATTTCTAATAACACTTTTAGCGCCTCTTTGTTATTCATTCCTGTTAAGCTGTTTTCGTGGAAAAATAAACCTGTCTCAATTCTAGCTTTAGCAAGCTCTACTGGGCCAACTAGTGGATCAAATTGATCTTCATACTTAAGTATTAAGCTCAACGTTTTTTTGGAAAGATTTATATTCATTAGATAAGGCCCTCGGTTACGTATTGCGGATATCGGTTACATATATACATACTATACAACAGTACTCAACATATGTCAAGCATATTCAAAACTTAAGAACTAAAAGTATTAATTACATGTCTTAGAAATTCTAGTGCATCGGGTGTGAATATAATCATTCGTTTAATCAGCTCACCAGTTCCAAGGCCAACACAGTTGCTTCTATGGCTTTCTATGTATTGGCTGATAGCGAATGAGTATCTATGGCCTTCATTGTGTATTAAGAAGCTCTCCAGGTTTTTTAGTAATTTCCTTTTTTTATTATCAAGCACATTAACATCCAGTAATTTGGTTTAATGCAACTTTTAAATCCTTGAGCCTGTACATTCTATAGTTGTTCATCGGGTTTCTAATTGATTTTAACTTACCCGTATCATCCCATCGTCTTATCGTGCTAACACTAACTTGCAAGAACTTAGCCGCCTTGCGAATGTAAAACAATTCTTCATCCATAATATTTTCCTATTTATTAAAAATATATTATTGGTGAGTTCTCACCATCCAATGGTTTTAATTTGGTATCAAAAAATATTGTCATCATCGTCCCCCTCAATAATTAAACCTATACCAACTACATACTCAATTATATAACAGTACCCAACATATGTCAAGTACTCTATATAAATTAGATTATTGTGTCAGATGTAAATGTGTGTTAATGTTTGCCAATAAATAATTATCAAATAAAAATAGGAGAGCACGATGTAGATTATTCATGACAGTATGAAATAAAGAGTATTAATAACAGATTGAAAATAAAAAGGTAATAAATGAACTTGAGAACTATTCTATCAATATCAGCATTCGCTTTTATGTCGTGTCAGTCAGAGCCAGTAAAGATAAACAAAACCAGTACCCTATATTCGTCAAAGCTTGGTGAAGTCAGGCTCTACCACGATGAAAAAGGATTTATCATCAAAAAAGACGGCGAGCTTATTCCCGTTCAGAACTGCTTCATAGACAAGGAGCTTAGAGACAAAACAACAAAAGAGATTCGAGTTATGGTTGGTGAAGTCGTATACATGAAAGTAAACGGCAAGATGGCGGAATTTGAAAAACTTACCAGGCCACAACTTGAAAGATTCTTAAGAGAAGACCACAAAACCGAACACATTCAGGCCGATCCGCGCACAACAGGCAGCACTGAAGAGTGTTTTGGTACAAGCGGATACATCAAAATAGAACAGATGTCTGACGGAGAATATACACTTAAGTACTTCGTTAGACTTAATGGCGGTGGAGTAGGTGGATTTGCCGCAGGAGTATGGACAGGAAAGTTTCTCGGAGAATTTGTGTGCCATGGCGGTATAGCAGTAGTAGGCTGTGTTGTTAGCCTTATAGCTACTCCTGCTACCGGTCTGGTTGTGGCTGTTGCGCTAGAAAAAACTCTCATTGTCCCTATCGAAGTGTTTTCAAATTCAATGGCTATGGCAGGCGGTATTACAGGCGGTGTACTTACAGGCCCAGTATGATCTATTGGTACGAGCACATTCTTATTATGTGTTCTATAATGTCAGCTATAGAAGTTCTTAAATATTTCTTTTTTAAAGATACACGAAAGAAGTAAGTATGAGCGAAATAGCACACCTTTATATTGGAATTACTATTTCTCTTTTGATTTATGACTTCATAATAGTGCCATTAGTTAAAAAGAGCTAAGTCATAGTGGGGCTTAAAACACCCCACTATTTTTATAAGGAGAAAAATGATAAAAGAGTTAAAGCAAAAAAATAAAGAATTATCACTAGACGTAAGCATGTTACAGGCCCGCATTGATAGACAAAATGAGCACTTAAAACAACATGACACCATACGTTACGACCTACAAGAATTAAGATTATTATCTGAAAACTTAGGTATTAGCGGATACGAAGATGTTGACGATTTATTGTCTCTTGAGGGGACTTTAAAAAGACTTAGGCTAAATTTTCGTAATGGTACTTTTAATTTTAATTTAAACCAAGCCACTCTTGAAGCAGATAAATTAAAATTAAAATTATATGAATCACGTGAGCACTTAGAATTTAAGTGGCAAGAAGTCTCTTTAGGGTTTGAAGTATTACAGCACTCGCGAAAAAACATAAACATTATACGTCATAGATATAAAATTAATTACTCAGTTTATATTCTATACGGATTAGGCCATTTTCATGGATGGAAAGTACCAGTTAAAACATTTAGAGTATTCGAGGAAAAAGTTATACATGAGGTTATGCGTAGAGATATGAATTATCTTTTATGAAAATAAAAAAAGGAGAAAGTAATGACAATACCAGTGTTGACAACACAAGTGTTGACAACACAAGTGTTGAAGTTTATCTTGCCAGGTAATCCAATACCAAAGCATCGACCACGGTTTGCCAGAACACACGAGTGTGGAACCGGACATGTGCACCACACTCGTGTGTACAGCGATCAATCCCAAGAGATGCAATCTCTTGCCTTTTTGGTCAAATCCCAGAGTAGCCTTTCAGAACCACTCAATATACCAGTCAAGGTAAGAGTCACCTTCTATATGCAGATACCTAAATCATTAGGAGAGAAAAGGAAACGTATACTAGATGGAACCCCACACAGTAAGAAGCCAGATCTAGATAACCTAATTAAGACACTAGATGTTCTAGTATCAGCAGGTAATGTAATAAAAGATGATTCTCTCATTGCAGAAATATACGCAATAAAGGTATACTCTCTGCAACCCCGTACTGTAATAGAGATATCAGAGCTCACTATCTGAAAGGAGAGTATGGCAGCACCTAAAAAAAGAACCCAATCTACCATATCAAAAACCAAAGTGGCTAAACAAGGTGAACCGTGGACAAGAGACTTTAGATTTCAATTTAGAATTAGAGGCGTACGCGAAATAAATAACGACGCCCTCGAATACTTGGCCGGCTTAATGCTTACCTGGATTCAACACTCTGAAAATCTATATGACATCAGAGCCTTTCTTTGTTATCAAAACATACTTAAGGACCACCTGGGCGACTTTCAAGCTAGATGCCCTAAGCTTGATAATGCCGTTAAGGCTACCTACCAAAGAATAGCCTACAATAGAGAACGTAACGCTTTAGCTAAAGATCCAAGCGGCACAGCATTTAAACACATGCAGGGCGTTTACGATCCTGAATGGAAAGCTCAAGAGATATACTTTAATCAGCTTAGACAGCAAGTAGCAGAGAAAACAGGCAGTGGTATGAAAACACCAGTCTTACCAAGTGTTAACGAACTAGGAAGTATGGCCAATGAACACGACCAAGCTCAACGTAGAAGAGAGGATCTTGCTAAAGAACTTTCTGCCGAGGTCTTATCAGATACCGATATTAAGAGCCCGGGAACAGAAACACTTTAAGAAACTACTCTGCGTCATGCCCCGAAGATGCCTAGCTAAAGATACTCACGTAACTATGGCCAATGGATCAACTAAGTTTATTCAAGACATTAAACAAGGTGATAAAATCCTTTCATTTAATGGTAAAAATATAGTTATCGATACTGTTCAGGACTGTTGGTATACCGGCAAAAAAGAAGCCATAGAGATTAAGTCTTCTAAGTTTCCTAATATTATTACCAGCAAAGACCATAAGTTCTTTTCAAATGGTAAGTGGATAAAAGCTTGCGAGTTGAAATATTTCACTAAATTATTTCAACAAAATAAGCACAGTTCAAACAAAAACACTACCGACAGCGATAGGATGCTTGGTGAACTTATTGGTTATTTAACACATGATGGATATGTAGTTGGATACCAGCAGCCCAAATTTACTAATGAAAAAATAGATACATTAAAACGTGTTGAGTTTTTAGTTAAAGAATTGTTTGGGTACTCAGTAGTTTGGAGAAAGAAAGGCAACTGCTACGATCTTGGTATCACTAATGGAACCAAAGGTGGAGGATATACAAAGAACAAAGTTAAAGAATTGTTTAGAAAATATGGCCTAGACATTAAAAAGTCTAAGAAAAGAATACACCCGTTAATTTGGAGCTTAGACAGAGAGGGAATACTTACCTACTTAAGAGCAGCAATCTCATGCGACGGCAGTATATATAGCAGAAAAAAAGAAAGTCGTTTTATTAACGGTGTTGAAAAGCACTTTAAAGCAACTTGCGAAGTAAGTATTTCTTGTGGCTCTAGTTATTGGTTAGCTCATGACACTTATTGGTTGCTCAGAAAGATTGGGTTTGTACCTCAAGCCCCAAAGCTAGAAAAAACTTCTAACTGGCAGGTGAAACTTGGTAGGTCTAATGAGATTATAGAGCTTCTTTCTCGTGCGATTTATGGAAAACAAAAAAAAACCATTGAAGCCCTGTATCCACTAACTGAAAGCAAGGTAAGCCACACTCTTTGTTTTAATAATAATCTCATACAAGTCTCAAAGCATATTGACATCGAGGTTTGTGAACATGAAATGTATGATATTGAAACTGAGAATAACCATAACTTTTTTGCTAATGGGTATCTTGTTCACAATTCAGGTAAGGATATTGTAGCTCTCAATATAGCGATAAGGCAACTGCTAACACGTGTATGTACCGTCTACTACGTGTTCCCAACATACTCACAAGCACGTAAAGCGCTATGGGATGCTATAGACATACAAGGCAGGCACATCTTAGAGCACTATATACCCGAACAGTTCATATCATCCAAGAACTCATCAGACCTTAAAATAACGTTAACCAACGGATCAGTCTTACAATTTATTGGATCTGAGAATGTAGACAGACTGCGGGGCACTAATCCCTTTGGCGTGATATTCTCAGAGTACAGTACCCAGAACCCCGCTGCCTATGGTGTCGTTCGTCCCATATTGGCTGCTAACGACGGCTGGGTAATATTCATTTCTACACCTTTTGGGAAGAATCATTTCTACGATCTATATCAAATAGCTAAGAACTCACCTGAGTGGTTTTGTTACCATTTAACACTAGACGATACACAACACATTGAGATGTCGGAGATCGATTCGCTTAGAGAATCCGGTGAGATGAGTACGGCATTAATTGATCAGGAGTTTTTTTGTTCGTTCGAATCCGGGGTAGAGGGCAGTTATTATGGAAAGATCATCAACGAGATGCGTCTCAACAACAGAATTGGCGATGTGCCGTACGAGGGGGCATTCCCGGTGCACAGTTTTTGGGATGTCGGATATACAGACGCTACTGCAATAATATGGGCACAAATAATTGGAAAAAGCGTGCATATTATTGACTATTACGAGAACAACAACATGGCTATGGAGGCATATGTTGGTGTAGTTAACAACAAGCCGTATAAACAAAATTACGGTAAGCATATAGCACCTCACGACATAACCAACAAGAACTCATCTAACGGGCTTAGCCCAATGCATATAGCATCACAGCTTGGACTAAATTTCATTAAGGGGCCCATGTTAGAGGTGTTTCATGGGATACAGACAGTAAGGTCTAAGTTACCTACTTTTTGGATCGATGAACGCAAGTGTTCTAAGCTGATTAAGATGTTACAGAATTACCGCAAGGTTTATAACACTAAAAAGCAAGATTTTGAGCAGAAGCCTTTACATGATTATTCGTCTCACGCTGCAGACGCCATGAGATTGCTTTGTACCAGCTTAAATTTAGTTCGGACTGGCAGTAGCGCAGAAGAAATTAATTCTAGATATAATAGAGTAATGTATGGTAGAAATACAGGTGGTGATTCATCACGTGGGTTTAATCCACTGGGGTAATAAATTACCCAGGGTAACTCGTTACCAATGGTAATAAATTACCTAGTAATAAATTACCTAGTAATAAATTATAGTTAGGAACAGTAATGAAGCTCTTTCCAACGGAATCTCTCGATGTGTACTCAGAAAAAGGCCGAATTGTCAAAGCCAAGATGCAAGAAGTATATACAGAATACAATGATAAGAATCAGGCTTATTGGTATCAGGCTGATCTTGACTCTCGGTTCTATTCAGGTGACCAAACAGTATGGGATGAAATATACCGCAGCTCTCCACTAAGACGTCGCAACTTGTTTAGTTTCAACAGAATTAGACGCATAGTTCAAATGATTTCGGGCCACCAACGACGTTCTAGAAGATCTACTATCATATCGCCAGTAGAAAATGGCGATCAGCAGACAGCGGATCAGTACTCTAAGGTCGTTAGCCATATACACCGTAAAGGACATGTTTTAGAAACAGTATCAGAGGCATTTGGTGACGCACTTACAACGGGCTTTAGCTTAATGCACGTATGGAATGATTATCGTCAAGATCCAGTATCAGGTTCTCTGCAGGTAGATAACTTGTCATACAACTCGTTTCTAATAGATCCATACTTTAAGAAAGCGGATCTGTCTGACTGTAACTTTTTATGGAAGAGATCGTTTTTATCACAGAAGCAGGTTGTCTCTCTGTTGCCTGACAAGAAGAAACTTATAGAAGATGTATCACAGATAACATCAGAGAACATCTTTACCTTTATGCCTGAACATAGCCCTACAGACAGAAAGAACTTGTTATCGTACGACGAGTATTATTACCTAGACTCAAGAACCCAAAAGTTATTAATAGATACGCAAACCGGTGAGACTATGGAGTGGATGTCTAAGTCCGAAGAAGGCATGGACCAGTTCTTAAGAGAATTTCCAACAGTTACGGTTGAAGAGATAGAAATACCGACTGTCAAGTTAGCCATCTTGGTTCAGGGCACGCTGGTATTTGATGGTATCAACCCACTAGGCATAGATTCATATCCATTTGTTCCAGTATTCGCGTACTTTAACCCAAACATATCTACATACTCACTTAAACTTCAATCCGTTGTAAGAGGCCT